TGTCAATGTGATGGCAAATTATGATGGCGGCAGTTATGCCAATGGTGATTATGCACTTGTAGCCAACAGTTTAGCAATTAATGAGGGTAACGATGTAACTGATATATTACCAACCGCTAAATGGTCAACATTTAATTTTAACAGAGATTTAGCCGGTAACGCAAGGGATATGAATATCCCCGATGCTGGGCCTCTGGAATATAATGCAGGTGAAAGCGATGTAACTGCGCCAACCCCTAATCCGCAAACGTGGTCAATAGTACCCACAAAAATAGATGATTCCCAGATAACAATGGCAGCAGCTACCGCAACGGACGCCAGCGGTGTAGAATATAATTTTGTATGTACTACGGATGGCACAAAGACCAGCGGCTGGCAGGATTCAAATACTTACACGGCTACATTATTAACAGCGGCAGCGGAATACACCTTTAACGCGCAGGCAAGGGATAAGAGCGCCAACCAAATCGCAAATACTGCGACAGGTAACTTGAGTGCAACCACAGAGGCATCACCAGATACAACAGACCCGTCTCCGGCTACAATGAGTTTTTCCACTCCGCCTTACGCTTTAAGTTCAAGTCAAATAAGGATGATAGCAGCTACCGCAACGGACGATTCGGGGGTAGAATATCTATTTGTTTGTACGACCAATGCAAGTTTTAATTCCACTCAGGATTCAGCAACTTACATAGCTTCAAACCTCAGCCCCAATACAGCATATACATTTACCGTTCAGGCAAGGGACAAAAGCGCTAGCCAAAATACTAACACAGCCAGTGATCCTTGCAGTGCAACGACTGAACTATTAACCGCCCCGCAATGGAATATTAATCCTACCGCAACATCTGCCAGCCAAGTAACCATGCAAATAACAGCTTATGCAATGGGTGGTGGCACAGAGTATTACTTTGCTGAGACTACAGGTAATCCAGGCGGGCAGGATAGCAGTTGGCAAGCGTCAACAACCTACACACTTCGAGGATTAAGGCCTAATACCCAATACAGCTTTAGGGTTTATGCGCGTGATGCAACAAGTTTAGTATCAACTGATGCCTCAGAATCGCTTGCAGTAACTACTTTTGAGCAGGGCAGACGAGTAAGCCGTTTAAGTTCTTCAATTAACAGGGGTCGGCTATAGGATGACTAAGAAGTCAAAAAAACTTATTCCTCAAAAAGAACGTTTCTGCCAAGAATACGTGATTGATTGCAATGGTACTCAGGCGGCAGCTAGGGCTGGGTATAGCAAAAAAAGTTCAAACGAACAAGCGGGGAGGCTTTTAGGTCAACCCCAAATAAAAAAGCGAATAGCCGAACTACAGGTAAGAATAGCCCATAGGTTGGAAATATCAGCCGAGAAGGTGATAGCGGAATTCGCCAAAATTGGATTTGCGAATCTACAGGACTATATCGGTAAAGGCAATAGGATTAAAGATATATCAACGTTGCCTAGGGAACTTGCTTCAGTCGTAGAATCTATCAATAAGGGTAGAAAAGGTACAAAAATCAAACTTTGCTCAAAAGAAACCGCGCTTGAAAATCTTGGTAAGCATTTAGGTATTTATGAAAAAGATAATGCTCAAAAAGAAATCAGGTTTATTGTGCAGAAATATTAAATATGGTTGAATTTACCGACAAACCGGCAGTTGTAAACTTTACTCCGCGTGAGTACCAGAAGGCTGCGTTACATCAATTACACACGCTTAATAAGAAGCGCGCAGTGTGGGTTTGGCACAGGCGAGCAGGAAAAGATAAAACGGCATTATGCGGCCAAATGATACCTTCTATGATAGAGCGTACAGGTTGTTATTACCACTGGTTTCCAACAGCCGCCTTAGGTCGCAAGGTTATATGGGATGGAGTTGATAAGGATGGATTCAGAGTTCTTGACCATTTTCCGCCTGAATTGATAGCAAGAAAAAACGATCAGGAAATGAAGATAACCTATGTCAATGGGTCGATTTATCAGGTTGTTGGAACAGACAAAAACGATACCGTTGGCCCTAATCCAGTAGGTAATATATTCTCTGAGTACGCATTGCAGCATCCAAGAGCTTGGGAATATACACGTCCTATTCTTGCAGAGAATGAGGGTTGGGCGATATTTTGCTATACCCCGCGAGGCAATAATCACGGTAAAGCTTTATATGATATGGGATTAGGGAACAAATCTTGGGATTGCCAGCTTTTGACTGTAGAGGACACGGGGGCTATAGCCAAAGAAGCAATTCAAGAAGAGTATGAAGCTGGTATGCCGGAGGATATGATTCAGCAGGAGTTTTACTGTTCGTTTACTCTTGGCGTCGAAGGTGCTTATTATGCCAAATTGATAGCTCAGGCTTACAATGAGCAGAGAGTGGGATTTTTCCCTGCCGATAACACTGCGAAAGTTTATACATTTTGGGATTTGGGGATAGATGACGATACCGCCATTTGGTTTATTCAG